CGCAAGCCATGATTAACGCCTACGGACAAGACGTTAAGTTTGACGAGCATTTAATTACCATGCTCTCAGACCAGATGGATACTTACGTTAAGGCTGCAAAGGCTTTGCTTGCGGAAGATTTAATTGAGTTCGCAAACAATGGCGCTAGAATGGCAAACCCCAATCAAAAGGTTAGGGATAATTCATTAGCTAGGGTTATTCAGCTATTAACTATGCTTGGTCTTGTTCCAAGTGGCAGACCCAAAAAGTCTGCTGCGCCTAATGAAATTGATGAATTGCTTGAAGGGCCGAAATTCGCATGAAATGGGAAGATGGAGTTCAGTACGCTAGAGAGGTTTCACTTGGGAACATTGACGTATGCAAGGATGTTCAACTTGCGTGTCAGCGGTTTCTTAATCACTTAGAGAATAAAGAATGGCGATGGGAATTCCGGCCTGAATATGTAGAGCATGTTCTTAGGTTTGTATCTCATGTAAAGCACGTAAAAGGGCCGATGGCCGGAAAAGGAATGGAGTTAATTCCATTTCAAGTTTTGTTGTTATGTGCGATTTATGGATTTAGGGATAAAAAGAATTTAGATATAAGGATGGTTCAAGATGTTATTTTGTTTATCCCTCGCAAAGCTAGTAAATCAACTCTTATATCAATCATTTCGCTTTACGAGTTACTTTTTGGTGAAGTTGGCTCAGAGGTATATTGCACAGCGGTGGATAGGACTCAAGCAAGCATTGTATTTGATACTGCTAAAGGCATTATTGAAACGCTACCGGCGCAGATTGCATCAAAGTTTACGGTCTATCGTAATGAAGTAAAAAAAGCTGACGATAGCCAGTCTAAATTTACCGCGTTAAGTCGGGATAGTAAAAAAACTGGCGACGGTAAAAATCCCTCTGTTTCTATTATTGACGAAGCTGCACAAATTACCGAACGGAACTCTATTGAGGTTATCCATTCGGGCATGGTGGCAAGGCAGAACCCTTTACGGATTTACATTACTACCGCGTCGTTTACTAAAGAGACTTTGTTCTTTGAGAATTTACAATATCTCAAAGCAATGCTTACTGGTCAGTGCGAGGATAACCCGCGCTGGTTTGGTTTACTTTACGGATTGGATGAGGGCGATGATTGGAAAGACCCGAAGAATTGGGCAAAAGTTAATCCAATGCATGGAATATCAATTAACGCGGAATCCATTGAGCAAAGAGTTAAAGAAGCTCAGTCAAAACCATCGTCTGTTAATGAGCTTTTGTGCAAGACGTTTAATGTTTATGTCTCGGCCAACTCTGCGTGGATTGACACTGGACATTGGGAAAATGCGCCAAAAGGTAAACCAGAACAAGACCCGGAAGCGACGTTTATTGCGTTTGACTTGGCGGCAACTAGAGACTTGAACGCGGTATGTACCTTACATCGGTATAACGAGGAAAAGTATCACGCTGAGTTTATGTTCTTTTTGCCGGAAGAAAGTTTAGATTTTATTCCTAGTCATTACAAACCTATTTTTCTGCAAGCGGTTTCACGTGGAACGCTGAAATTAACAGAGGGCAATGTTGCGGATTACGATGAGATTGAAGTGTTTATTCGCCAGCAAGCAGAAAAGCATAACGCTAAAGAAATTGGTTTTGACGCTTGGAACGCGGCCACACTGGTAAGTAAGTTATACGCTTATGGATTGCCGGTTAAAAAAATCGGGCAGGGAATGTCTGTTCTTAACAATCCGTCAAAGCACGTAGAAAAGTTAATCCTGAGTAAATCTATTTCCCATGACCATGACCCGTTTGTTTTGTGGCAGCTTGGAAACTGTGAAGTTTACGAGGATGTAAACGGAAATAAAAAAGTTAGGAAGAATTCTGCTGATACTTCAGCAAAAGTTGATGGAATCATTGCGATGATTATGTCGTTTCATTGCGCTCTTGATAATCCTTTTGCCAATACTTCGTATGGTTTCAGAAGTTTTTGATATATAATCCGTGAAAATCGGAGGGTTTCATGGGAATTTTAGATATTTTCAGTAAGAAAAAACAAACCCAAAAAGAAGCCAATACTGTTCTTGGTCAGTTGCAACTTGGCAACCAAGTTATGTATTCGACTGCAAATAAGCAACCGACCGCATCTCAGCTTTTATATGTAACTACTTCAAGTAATACTGTTGCCGGAAGGCAGGTTGATGTATCCCTGCTGACTCGCAATAGCACGATTATGTCGTGCGTCGGCCTAAAAGCGAGAGCGTTATCGCAACTTCCAGTGTCAATTATGTATAAGGTTGACGATGGCACTTTTGTTGATGCGCTAAAAAGTGAAAAAGTAGGAGCAAGAGATAAGAACAAAGCAAAACAAGTATTAAATCTGCTGCAAGAACCAAATAATTTCCAGAGCAAATATGAGTTCTGGTATCAATGGTCTATGTGGCAAGACATTGCGGGTGAATCGTTTACTCTCTGGTGGCGTAAAGACCAGAAAGATTCAACTCAAACCCCGATTGAAATGTATAACCTTGATTCGACGTTAATCTCGGTTATTCTGACTGCTACTCGCTATCCTTCGTATCGTTTGTCTACTCCCTCATACGGGTTTAGCAAAGATGAGCCGCTTGCATCACATCAAGTCATGCACATTAAAGAAGCTGCGTGGCAAGGTTCTAGCGGTTTCAATAAAGGCATCTTAGCAACAGAACTTGTTGCACTTGACCAAGATATTGACCTTTACGCCAACTTTGTAATGCAGAACGGCGCAAAGCCTTCCGGCATCTTTGTTACTGAACAAGTCATTCCTGACGCAAAATATAAAGAAATTGCTGCGCGACTAAAAGAAGCATGGTCTGCAATGACCGGTTCTAGGTCTGTTGACCAAAGTAAAGCTGGTCAGGGCATGTTGCTAGACCAAGGCATGAAATATATGCCGGTAGATATGTTGACAATTCAGGATGCCGATGTAGCAAACCTGAAGATGCAAACAATGAAACGTATTTGCGGTCTTTTTGGTGTTTCCCCTGCGATGATTGGTATTGCTGACGGTAAATACAACAATACCCAAACAATGCTTGATGAATTCTACAAAACCACCATGTACCCAATGGTTATTAGCATTGAGCAAAAGTTAAAGCAGCATTTGTTAAGGGGATTTCCTAATTTATGCGTCAGGTTTGATACCAAAGAATTCTTGAAGGGCGCTCCGCTTGACCAGATGAATCTGGTAACTGCTGGCGTTAAATCCGGGATTATGACTCCCAATGAAGCGCGTGAATATTTGAATATTGCCAAGATTGAAGGCGCTGACGAATTGGTTTCTATTGATAAATCTGTTGAACCAATCCCCGGTAGTGGGGCGCAAGATACTGGTGGTGGTGGCGGTAATCAGACTCGCCGTATGAATATTGGAACGTCATGAATCTGTTAAGAAAAGCCTTGTCTATACTTACTTCACAGATTCGTCAATCTGATGTTAAACTCGGCGTAAGTAGAAAACCCCACAAGATAACAGATGATAATCAATCGTTTAAAAATGGGGTAATCAATGAAAAATCTACTTCTGGTTTGCGAGGCAAAAGTAAATCTGGAGCAAAACGCGGAAGAAAGCCAAAGTCCGTCGGGTAAGATTGAGGCTAGGGTTACGACTTGGGGTGCGCGTGAAGGCGCGGACGGTCGGAAATTCTATTACAAGCCAGAGGGCTTTCAATCTTGGGTAAATGAGTTTTCTGAATCTGGAAAACCTTTACCAATGTTTCTGAACCATAACGACATGGGTATGCCTGTCGGTGAATGGACAGAATTCAATTTTGACGCTGAAGGAATGACTGCAAACGGTCGTATTTATACGAATACCGTAGGCGGCTCAGACCTTTATACAGTTCTCAAAGAATCCCCTAATTTGTTTGGTGGTGTTTCGGTAGGCGCGTATGCCGAAGAAGCCATGATGGTTAATGCTGATGGCGAACCAGACCAATCTGACGAAGCCTACTTCCAAATTACCAAAGGTGGTATTCGGGAAGTCTCGGTCGTGATGTATCCCAACAATCCTAATGCCGAAATCCACAAATTAGAATTTGCTGGATTAACGGAGCGAAAAATCGAGAAAATCCTGCGGGATGCCGGGTTTTCACGTAAAGATGCGGCCACCGCGTCTAGTTCTCTCAGGGAATACATCAAGCGGGATGCTGATGTAGAGCTTGAGACTTCCCCAACTCAGCGGGATGCTGATGCGGTGGTACACGAAGCCGAAGAAATTTTACGTGCGTTACAAGTGCGTGAACTTTCTAAGGAAATCTCTAAACGCATGAATAAGGAATTATCATGAAAGAAGTAATCGAAAAGCTGGATGCCATTGAAGCGGCTAATGTCGCAAAAGTGGAAGAAATCAAGGGCGAAGTTGCTAAGTCGCTGGAAGAAGTAAAAACCCAAGTAACTGAGCAAGTTGCTGCGCTGGAAGCCAAAGTTGCCGCGATTCAAGCACCTTCGGTTATCAAGGTCGCAAAAAGCATTAAAGAAGATGTGAACCGTTCGGTTAAAGAACAACTGCGCGATTTCTACAAATCCAGCCGCACTATGGAAAAAGAAATCAAGATGTTTGCAGATGAAGGTCAGTATGATGCTTACATCAAAGAGGCGGCAGACCTGAATGGCTCTGGCGCTGGCATCGGCGGTCGCACCGCTTATGACCCGATGTTTGTTGCTCTGCGTCTTGCTAACCCGATGCGTGGTGTCTCGCGTAATGTATCGACCGAAGGCGCAACGTATCAGTTCCGCGCAAAAACCGGCAATACCGGCCCTGCGTGGGGTTACACCATTCAAAACAACGGCGGGGCAACGACTGTAGCCACGAACATTTGGCAACTGACGCTGCAAGACCTGAACGTGCAATTCCCGATTCGTACCGCTGCGCTGGACGACATTGACGGTCTGGAAAGCAATGTTGTTTCGGACATGCTGGTCGAGTTCTCGGAAGTTGAAGCACTGTCGATGATTAAGAACGATGACCAAGATGCAGGTGCGGCTTATGGCGGCACTAACGGTCTGCGCGGTCTGAATCAATACGGCGGCGCTGCTGCTACGTATGCTCCGGGTGAAATCACTGTTGCTGATTACGGAACCAGTGGTACGGGTTCTTCGTCTGGTCTGCATGACATTGCAACGTATGACCAAATTACTACCAATGGTGATACTGCCGTAAACAATGTCAGCTACAAAGACTTGATTAACTTTATTCACGACTTGCCGCAGCAGTATTGGACTCCGGGTTGTAAGTTTGTCATTAACCCGCTGATGCTGGCTGGTATCCGTGGTCTGGTTGACGATAACGGCACTCCGGTGTTTGAACGTATGTCGCCGCTGGAATACCCCGGCATTGTCGGTCGATTGCTTGGCTTCGATGTTGTCGTTAATAAATATCTCGACAATCCGACTTCGCCGGGAACTGATGATGGCGTTTCTCTGTATCCGATGTATTTCGGTGATTGGAGCCGTGGGCATACCATCGTTGACCGTCTGAACATGGTTCTGCGTCGTTACGACCAGACCTTGCCGGGTTTCATCACGTTCTACGGTGAAAAGCGTCTTTGCACCAGCGTGGTTGACCCGTTCAGTATCATCCGGTATCGCTCTACCGCAACCGGAGCGTAATGAAGGTGGGGGAGCAAGGAAACTTGCTTCCCCTCTTTTGAATAAAACGAGATTGGATAATCTATGAGCCTGATTCTTGATGCAGTTAAAAAGACACTCAAAGAAGGAGAAGCTACCGTCAATCTTGCGGAAGCCTCGACTTTAACCGCTTCGGGTTCAGGTGTCGGCGGTCGAGTTATTTATGATGATGCGTTCGCTGCTTTGCGATACGCTAACCCTATTCGTATGATGAGCCGTGTTATTACTACTATCGGCTCTGATGAGGCATTTGTCGTAAAAACTGGTAACGCTACCGTAATACAATCGGGTTCTACTAATCCGTGGGGCTACGGTGTAAAGAATAACGTCGGTAATTACGACGCTTCGTTTTGGCAAATTTCTCTAAAATGTATTAACGCTGTTGTTCCGATTCGTACTGCTGTTATGTCCGATATTGACGGTTTTGAAGAAACGATTGTTGAAGATATTGCTTTGGAATTTGCTCAACAAGAAGGTTTGAGCATGGTTCTCAACAATGACCTTTCGTCTGGAACTGCTACTCCGCAAACAGGTAGCACAGATGGTTTGCGTGGATTGAATTTCTACGCAGGTTCTACCAGTGCGGCATCTTTTGGCACTAGCGGTTCTGCTGATACCAATGGTCGGCATACTATGTTGCAAGTCGCGCAAGGTAGCGCGGCAGCAGTTTCATATAACGACATTATGAATTTGGCTTCTGCTTTGCCCTCGCAGTATTGGAATAATCCTTCGACTGCTTGGATGATGCACCCGACCACAATTAAACTTCTGCGCGAACTTCGTGATGACCAACAACTTCCGCAGTTCCTTGATATTGGCGAAGTCGATGGTTACGCAGTTGGGCATATTGCTGGTTTCCCAGTAATTCCTAATCCGTATATGGATGTTGCGGGTGTTGGTAAGTATCCCGTATATCTGGCAGCATGGAATCGGTTTGTAACGATTGCGGATAATGAAGAAATGAAACTGCAAATGATGGAACAGACTGCGCCCGGTTTTGTAACGCTGTATGCCGAAAAGCGCACTTGCTCTACCATTCGTGATGTATTCGCTGGAGTACGGCTCTACGGTGCTTAATAGGGGCGGCAAATGTCCATTGAAAATCTTACGCTTGCTCCATTTTTTGCTGTAAATAGAAACCCGTTTAATTACGCAAAAATTGAACAGGTTAGCCGTGATTTAGTAACTGAATGGTTAAGTCTTGAACAAATAACTCAACAATTAAACCTGTTTGATGATGAAAGCCAAGATTCATATTTAAACGGCTTAGAGTTAGCTACCCGTTTTGCGATTGAGGACTATCTTGGTATTTCGATGTTCTCAACGCAATATCGGGTTTATTACGGCAATCCGGGATTCTTTAGTAACGCAATTTATTTAGACTTGCCGGAAGTATCTATTGGCAATGCTGGCGTTATTCTTAATGAAGTCAAATGCTATATTGGCGACCCTAATCCCGCGCCAACAACTATTAGCAATACTCAATACTATTACGACCCTACTGGTAATCGTGTAGTTGTTAAAAGTGTTCCCAATAGCATTAGCCAAGTAATTGCTAATCCGTTACAAGTTTTATATACGGTTCCAGCCAATTTCATTGCTCAGTATCCAGTGATTCAGCAAGCAGGATTGTTGCTTTTAACGCACCTTTATAACAATCGCTCAGAAACGACTGCCGGAAAGTTACACGACCTTCCATTTGGCGTTAAAGCATTGCTGCGGCCATACAAAACTTTGGTTATGTAATGTCTATTACTAGATACGAAAACATAAGTGTAAATAATGTTACCAATGGCATCAATACTATTGGTGAATACACTACGACTATTACGAATTGGTTTAATACTCGCGCTTTGGTTTCCGATGTGGTTAATAGTCTTAGGATTTCAGACCGTTATCGTTCTTATTCGGACATGGTTAATCTTACGGTCAACTACACGCCAAACACAAAAGAAATTGTAAACAATCAAAACCTTTACAGTATTACTTACAGAGGGTTTGATTGGCGTATTGGTGACGTTCGGGAAAGTAACGATAGGATGAAGGTTACTTTCATGTGCTATCGGAATGACCCTGTGGTTGCCGTATGAGCCAGCAGAACCCTCTGGATTATGCGGCGGCTATACAGACCCAACTTTCGGGTATTGTTTCGCCTACGCCCGTTTATGCGGTTTTTAACCGTAATTTCGCCACTGAGCCTAGTTTTATTACTTGGCAACTGCGGAATATTCACCAGCCGGTTTATACAGGCCAAACGCAAGAAAATAAAGGCATTGACACTCCCACATTCCAAATAAGCATTTTTTCACAATCAATGAATGATGCTTTTGGTTTAAGTGATTCGATATTACAATCGCTTCATGGGTATTCCGGCCAATTCGGGGGATTATCCGGCTTTTTTGTAGCAAAATCCGATGTATATTGGTTATATAACACCTATGACAATGAACTAGGTCTTAACCAAATTATTTTGGATTGCACAATATATGTTCCAACATAAAACAAGACTTTTATTAACTTTATTAAGGAATTAAAAAATGGCTCTTATTAATAAGGTCTTGCCCGGTTATGTTGCGACACTCTGGATGCAAGACGATGCTACTCCGACTCCCCTGACCGACGCGCAACTGTCAACTTGGGCTGCTCAAGTTGAAACTATTGTCGGTACTTCCGCTGGCGGCACTGGAACTGCTGGCATTAATGTTCCGGTAGAGGCCATTCCCTCTTTTGGTGCGGACGATGCTTCAGCGGCTTTCTCGGTTGCTGGCGCTCGTACTGGCGCGAAAATCACTACTCAAAACCAAGTGACTTCGCTAACCATTACTTCGGCGTGGAATCCTGCTGATACTGCACAACTGTTAATCCGCGACGACGGTTACAGCGGCACGATTATCCGCACCTTCGTTATTGCAGTTTATGACGGTACGGATACCGTTGCGTATGCCTTTAATGCTCGCGTAGGCGGTCTGCAATGGGATATGTCGCCCTCTGCTGAAGGCAAATTTATTTTCACGATTCATCCCGTTGGCGGCAATAGCTACGGCTGGTCTAACGACTAAAAGAGAAAAAATGACAACTACAATACAAAACACTAATGACCTGTTTAGTTATTTAGTGACCCAAGCCAGTTCTGGAACAAAGAACTGGTTTGGGTTTCACCAACAAAGAATTGCGGGAATCAATATTGCGTATGAGATTGCAAAACATCATGCCGATAAAATGAGTCCTGAAGAAGTGGCCGATTACGCTAAACGGCTAAACGATGCTATATACGACAAAATGATAAAGGTAACTACATGACATTTTCGCAAAAGCTAGGCGCTTCTTATGATTCGGTAAAAGATAAAGCTAAAATCAAAAAGATTACTATTGATGCTGGCGAGGCATCTTTTATTTTGCGCGTTCGTATTCCATTAAAAAGCGAAATTGAAGAAATTACCGAAAGTGTTACTACGCCGCAAGAAGAAAAAGTAGAGGAAATTTATAAAAAGTATTCCGAACCTCTATTAGAAACAATTAAAGACGCTGGCGATGATTTACTGAAAGCAATTAACAAAGAAAAAGAAACCATTGTTTTTAAAGAAAACGATATTGAAGTAAACGGAACGTCTTTGCGGCAAGTGGCGAGCATGACCGCAATGTATGAAACAAGGGTAGAAAAGTATTTTCATTTATTGCAATCCGAAAACGGAGAGCCAATCAATGAAACTTACGAACAAATAGCCGCAGAGTTTCCAGAATCAATTATTAAAATTATTTTAGACGAAATTGATAAGGCGATTAAGCCAGATTACAACACGGCAAAAAAAAACTAAGGAGGTCTTTGCGGCGGCAGGTATTAGCCGCGATGGTCTTTAACGGACATACCGAGGAATATGTTAACCAACTGGATGAAGAACTCTTTACGGAAATTCAAGTTATGTATTCAGATGGCATACTCGGAACCAAAAGCGTATATGACGCTCTAGCGCCAGTCACAACGGCGCTGTTTAACTATATTCGACCTGCTAACACACCGCCGTATAAAATCGAAAAAATATTCCCGTGGATAACGGAGTATTCTCAAAACCCTGATTTTGAATTACCAAAAGCTGAAGCGGTAAATCAAGGATTAAAAACATTTATGTCGCAAGCCAAAGGTTTTAAACCGCAAAGGTTTGCCAATGGATAATCCCGGACAATCTTCTGTATCTGGATTTGAAGGCTTATATAAAGCTATGGATGACTTGCGCGAAGAAATCGGCAAAGGTAAAACCGATGCAATCTGGCGTAAAGCGTTAAAGAATTCCATGCAACCAGTATTACAAGCCGCTAAACAACACGCGCCCAAGAAAACAGGGCAATTAGCTGAAAACATTTATTTAGCAGTTCATCGCCCAAGACAACGAGATAAAAACAGTTCATCGTATCAGGGCGAAATGTTTATGGCGCGGGTTACTTCTAGTGCCATTCGTGAAGATACGGTAAAAAGTTATAAAATGAGTAATCGCGGAAAACTTAGTGTTAAATACGAAAATAAAAAACCCGTTCCTATATCGCAAGAATTTGGAAACGCCAAAACTCCTGCACATCCTTATTTAAGGATTGCTTTAGAATCTAATGTGCAAAACATTATCAAGAATCTTGGGCATTATTTATGGTCGGAAATTCATTGGGGCAAGTATGCCAAGAAGGGATAAAAAATGGCTGTAATTGGTTCTCTTTCGGTAAAACTTGGTCTTGTCACTGTTGAATGGGATAAAGCAACCACTCAAGCAAAGCTACAAGCTCGTCAATTACAGACAGCACTAAATGGCCTGACAAGCAATTTCAAGAGTTTGGGAACGGTTTGGAACGCCGTTGGAGGTGCGCTCGGTGTTGGTGTTGGTAGTTTCGGCGCTCTTACTGCGTCTGCTTTATCGTTTAGTAATGAAGTAAATGATATGTCCGAAGGCTTTGGGTTATCTATCCCCAAAGTCCTGCAATTTCGCGATGCCGTTCAAACTTCGGGTGGAACCGCAGAAAAAGCAGGTGTAATGATTGGCAAGATGTATCAAATGTTTGAAGAAGCTGGCAGAGGTTCCGAATCCTCTATTGCTAAATTTGAGCAAATTGGCATTTCATTTAAAGAATTAGAAACATTAACACCAGAAAAAGCATTGCAGCGTGTTACGGAACAAATTTCAAAAATAGAAGATGCCGCTAAACGCGCAACTTATACTAAAGAATTTTTTGGGAAAGGTGGCATTGGAGTTAATTTAGAAAGTGTTTCAGAAAAATTAAAGCAATCAACTAAGGCTTACGATGAAAATGCAGCCGCAATTAAAAGAGTTGGGCAATTTTCTGATAATTTAAAAACCACGATTGACAATCTAAAGATTGCCATGACTGATTTAATTGCGCCATTTACTGGTGACGGATTAATTGGAATTAAAGAATTTAAATTTCTGTTAGTAACAATTGTTGCTGCAACCACTTATATAGCGTTAGTAAAATTTGTTACGCAATTAAAAGAAATTGCGGTTGCTTTAATTGCAATTAGAAATGTAACTTTAACAATGAATGTTGCCGCGCTTGCCAAGAATCCAATTCTTGCGGCTATTCTTGGAGTAGGAACGGCGGTAGCATTAAATCAATTTGGAGGGGAAAAGCCGGATACATCTAACAAAGGAAAATGGAAGCCAATTACTGGGCCAGATGGGAAGCCTGTTGTGCCGGAAGAAGCAAAGCCAGAAAAAAGAAAGGAAATAGTAAGAGATGAATTGGCGGGCGCTAAGGCGCAAATATCTGCGGTAAGTAAACTTATGGATATTGAAAAACGCAGAAATGAAATGCGGATTGAATACTTAGACAAATCAAAATATGAAATTCAAATTAAAGAAATAGAATTTAAATTGGAAGAACAATTGGTGGCAATAAAAGTATCGGAAGCTGCAGCATTGTCAAAAAACAATTTGAGTTTACAGCAACGCGGTTTAATTTCTGGTAAAGCCAGAAAAGATGAGGAACTAGCAAGAACAAGGGCGTTTGGAGAGCAAAGATTATTAAACGAGCAAGCGCAGCGCGAGGCTGATATTTTAAATCTGCAAAATCAATTAAAAGAAAAATCGCGCGTATATGATTTTCAAAGAATCGAATTAGATAGAAACAAATATTATTTAACGGAAAAACAATATCAATTAGAACTTTTAAGATTAGAAACAGAAAAGAAAATTAATGATTTGGAAGGCCAATTATTGCTTGCAAGGCAGCAAATGGGTATTGGTTTCCAGTATCAAAAAGAAAAAGAGCGAATTGAAGAAGAAATAAAAAATGAAGAAAAATTATATGATGCAAAAAAGAAAACAATAGAAATTGAACAGCAACGTAGAGAAAGTTTTAATGAAGGCTGGCTAAATGCTTATCGTAAGTATGCGGAAGATTCTCAAAACTACGCAAAATTAGGCGAAGAATCATTTACGCTTGTAGTTGATAATATGAACCAAGCATTGGCAACCTTTGTTAATACTGGAAAACTAAACTTTAAAGGTTTGGTTCAGTCGATTATTCAGGGTTTAATCCGCATCCAGCTACAGATGCAAATGTCGAAATTGTTTTCTATGGCTGGAATGGCTTTATTTGGGGGCGGCGGAGGTGGCGCGGCATTATCTCCCGGC